AAGAGGGAGTTTATGTTGTTCCTTGTCTTTTCATTAACACTTTTAATGAATGGGCTGATCGTGGAGATAGTCCGGGTAGACCTATTCAAATACACACAGACCAATCTATTATGAATAAGACACAAAGGGCCGACGATGGTAAAGATCGCCTTGAAAGTGGTCACTATGTTGAAGATACAGGTAATCACTTTGTGTACATTTTAGATAAAGATTTTAATCCTATTGAAAGTGCTCTGATTACAATGAAATCCACACAGAAGAAGAAATCTAAATTGTGGAACTCTATGATGCAATCAAAAAGAATGAAAG